ATAATAAATCATTATTAGTTTCTAATAAATCATTCATTTTCAAAATCTATATTTACTTAATTTTAATATGTTTATATCTTTTATATAAACGAATTATTCAAAAAGGAAACTAAAAAAACTACTGGAAGTTTTTTTAATATCTTCTAATAATTTAATATCAAAAGGTTTAATATCATCTTGATTATCATTTTCTTTTTTATTATCTTTATTTATAAAACATTTAGTTAAATTTTTTTCTAATTGATCTATTCTTTTATTAATTCTAATACCATCTGTTTCTTTATTTTTTTCAATACATTGTTCAGCAGTATTTATAGAATTAGAAGTAACACGTTTAATTTCAGAAGAACTTTCTGATATAATTTTATTAATTCCTGAAAGATAATGATAATTATGTTTAAAAAATTTAAGATATTCAGTTATAGGAATTATAGATTTATAATAATTAAAATTATATAAATCCATATTAATTATTCCTTTTTTATTTATAATAACAGATGATGAACCTAATTTAATTGTAAATTTTTTATTTGTTTTATATTTATACATTTCTTTATTAATTAAAAAAGTAATTTCATTTTCTGTATATAATAAACCTATTACAAGAATATCACTATATTTAATTAATGATTTATTTATATTATTTATATTACCTTCATAAACATTATTTCCAATTGTTAATATAAAATTATAATTATCATTATGATTAGGTTTAATATTAATATTTATAATTGAATATGTATAATTAATATTATTATCATCATTAATTTCTTCAGTATTTCCAATCATTTCAAATAAAATATTATTATCTTCAGTAATTTTATTTATTTTCATACTAAATATAACACTAAATTCAGTTAATTCATTTGTTGTAATATTATTCGCAAAATAAAAACTCTTTGGACCTCTTAATTCTATTCCATTTAAATCTACTCCTTTTGCTCCATCATTATTTATTTTATTATTCTTTAAATTACAAATCTTATTAAATGTAAAATATTCTCTTTGATTATTATTAATATTTATATTACTATTATTATCTATATCATACCATCTACCTTCAGTATTAGATATATTATTAATATTAAAATATGTAGATATAGTCATATATTTAAAATTATTATATGGATTAATAGAATTAGGATTAATATTACTATTATAATTATAAGAAGTAGAAGTAGAAGTAGAAGGATTAGTAAATGTTTCTTTATGTAATCTTATAATTTCAAAATTTTCAATTTTTTTATTTTCAATATTAATATAATTAATTATAAATAATGTTAAAAATAGACCTATAAAGAAACTAAAAACTTTTAAAAATATTAAATTCATTATCTATAATATTATCATCTAAAAAATATATAAGAATTAATTTATAACTTTAAATATTAAAAAAGATGCAAAAAGACGAAGAAGATAAAAATAGTGTTTGTTCTAGTAATGAAGAAGTTGAAGTTAAAGATGATGAAGATGATGAAGATGATGAAGAAGAAAATCCTAAAGGAAATCAAGGAGAAGAAAATGATGACGATGAAGAAGAAAATGATGACGATGAAGAAGAAGATGATGACGATGAAGAAGATGATGAAGAAGATGATGAAGAAGAAGATGATGATGAAGATGAATTTGATCCTGCGATAATTCAATATGAATTATTAAAGAATTTTTTGGTAGATGAAGAAGGAAATAATGTTGCAACACATTTAGGATCAATTGCTCATGAACTTAGACGCTTAAATAAGGTTTTATTAAAGAAGGAAAAATAAAAATTAGGCAATATTATAATTAGATTTTGCAGCTGAATAGTTATACATAGTATTTTCAGCTGTTGCAATAGGAAGTAAAATTTCTTTAATTGCATAAAAAGAGGGATTACCTCTAACTCTATCTCTAAGAGTTTTTAGAGGACATAAATCATCAAATTCATAAATAATTTTTTTATCATCTATAATAAGTATAATAGGTGTTTTTATTTTATTATAACCATCATTACTATAATAAGAATTAGGAGTTTTAAAAGTAATATCAATAAAATCATCAGTAATTTGAAAATAATTTTTAGTATTTTGTAAGGCAATATCTTCATTAGGGAAAGGAAGAGCAGTACCAGAATAAGAAGTTCTTAAATCAGGAGGATTAGGGGCACAAATAATTTTTTTATTATATGTATCATGATTTTTAAGAATACCTTTAATAATTAATAAATTACCATTAAATTGAAAATTACAATCTAAATAATTATCACTTATATGTTTATTAATATTAACATTCATATTAATAAATTTTTATTTCTCTATTTTAATTAGTTTAAAATAATTTAGTTGTTCCTAATCCTTTTTCATTAGTTCCTTGAGTTTTACAACTAACATTATCACAATAAACAAAATATTTATTATCTAATTCATTATTAGTTTCATTAATTAATCCACCTTCTCCACAAGGAATACAAGGAAGAAGATTATTTAAAGCTTGATTTCTTTCATTTTCAACAATTTTATCATAATTATTTTGAAGAAATAATCTTTGTTCATAACTAGAATTAGTTAAATTATTATCAACTAATAATTTATTTAAATATGCATTTCTAACACAGCGAGGTTCATAATTAGTAAAAAAACGGCCATCACTCATTTTTAAAGGACAATTTTTTGCATTATTTTCAATAATACTCATTTTATTTTAAATTATAATTCTAATTATAATTATTATAAAAAAAATTTAAATAATTCTTATTTTTAATTAATTTCATGTTCATATGTTAAATTATGAATATATAATTCACTTTTTCTTCCTACTCTTTGAGCTCTTCCAATTGCCTGTTGTTTATCAATTCCCATTGAATGAAAAATAATAACATCTGTTGCATAATTAATATCTATTCCACTTCCTGCATATTGTGTATTTAAAAGAATTACTTTAATTTCTCCATTTTTAAATTTATTAAGAATATTTAACATATGAGAAGTATTACCTTTTAAAAAATCAAAAGATATATTATTTTCAATCATTTTCATTTTAATTAATTCAAATCCATAATCATTTTTACTAAATACTATAAATTTTCCATCAGGTTTATTTTTAACAATATTTATAAATGTTTCCTCTTTTGTTAATATTACTTCTTGTTCAATTTCATTTATTTCTTTTTTATCATTTACAATTGCAATTAATTTATCATAACTTAATATAGGTGTTCTACAATAAGGACAATTTTTATTATCTTTTACCCATTGAAAAATACATTTTCCACAATATAAATGAGTACAATCAAGCATAACCGGATTTTGAACAGTATCCATACAAATTGCACAATTATTTGTATTTAATGATTTAATTCTTTCTGTCAAATCATTTATCTTATTTTTCTGATTCTCAATTTTAATATTAATATTCTTAATCTTATTTTCCTTTTCTGTTTCATCTATATCTTGATTTATTATATATGTTTTTTCCATTTCTAAATTATATAAATCTCGTTTTAATTCCTTTGATACTAATTCAATTATATTATCTTCTGTATCACTTTTACCACCTAATTCTTTAATAGCTCCTGCAAAATCATTTGCATTTATCTTTTCCATTATAGAATTATTAAAAAATTTCTTTGCAACTATAAATTTAGATGGTAATTTACATAAATAAAATTTTTCTATTGGTTCTGGTAAATTAAAACTTTTTTTAATAAAATCTATACTATTTTTAACTAAAAGAAGATTAATAGATGTCTCATTTAATAAAACTTTTAATCCATATGAATATAAATTATTATTTTTTTTAAGAATATCTATATATGTAGCTGATATTAACCAAATATAATAATAATTAATACCTTGAGGTATATGATTAATAATATCATGTGCTTCATCTATCATTAATCTTTTCCAATTATTAATAATATTTCCATCATAATAATTATTATATAATTCTTTTAATGTTGTATTTTTAATTAAAACTATATCATATTTATCAAAATAATCATAAATATCTTCTTTATTATTTCCATCATATTTTGGTAAATTATTTTTAATAAAACTAAAATTATTAATTGCTAATAATTTTAGTTTTGTATTTTCTAATATCATCTTTTCCCATTGATTATATACTGGACCTCTTGGAACAATAACTAATGTTGAATTAATTATATTTCTATCTTTCTTTATTAAATTATTTTCCATTGTAATATTTAAATAATTATAATGACGAATATTACTATAAGTTTTTGTATATTCAGGATTTAAATATATATTATCTAATTTATTTGATGCAATTAATGATAAAGCAATTAATGTTTTACCATATCCAACTGTATCTCCTAATATACCAATATTTGTTCCAATTTTAATATTTGTATAACTCTGTGAATTATAATTACTATTTTCATTATTTATATTTAAATTAATATCTCTTATTCTATATTTGATTTCTTTACTATTTTCCATATCAATCGCTTTATATAATGATGTTAATTGATGAGGTTTAAGTTTTGTTAATATATTTATAGGTTGAGATGCTTGTATATTATTTTCATTTAATTCTAAATCATAATATTCATTTCTATTTTCCATTTCTATTTATAATATTTTCTATTTTTTATATATCTTATGTAAAAAAAATATATAAGAAAATACTTACATTCAATAATTATAAACTTTATGGATAATATGAATGAAAATACTATTAGTATTGATGATAAATTAACTGGAACAATTAAGAAAAAAAAAGTAGTAATTGCATTACCAGGTGATAATTTTTCTTCTAAATTTTTAATTTCATGGACTAGTGCTCTTAATGTTATTTGGGAAAGTCAAAAATATGATTTAATTGTAAGTCCAGGTGTTAGTTCTTATGTTACTTTTGCAAGAATGCAAACTCTAGGATTAGATGTTTTAAGAGGTGTTCAACAAAAACCTTTTAATAATTTAGATTTTGATATATGGGTATCTATTGATAGTGATATTATTTTCAGTCCTCAACAATTAATTGATTTAATTGAATCTACTGAACTTCATCCTGTTGTAAGTGGAATGTATAGAATGAGTAATCTTACTAATTATGCAATTGTTAAAGAATGGAATACAGAATTTTTTATTAAAAATGGATTCTTTGAATTTTTAACTCCTGAATATGTTGATAAATGGAAACAAGAAACTGGACTTAAATATATGCCTGTAAATTATACTGGTCTTGGTTTTTTTGCAATGAAAAGAGATGTTCTCAAAAAAATGACATATCCATATTTTAATGCAGATATTCAAGAAATTATAAAAGATGATGGTTCTATTATTAGAGATATTTGTTCTGAAGATGTTGCTTTTTGTAAAAATATTCAAAAAACAGGTGTTCCAATTGTAATTAATACTGATTTAAGAGTTGGACATCATAAATTAATTTCCATCTAAAAAATAATGAATATAAATTTATATAATAACTTTTTTTTATTACTTCTTTTTATTATTATTGGTTATTATTCTTTTAAATATCTATTCTTTATTATTATTGGATTTTGTTTAGGTTTCTATTTATGTTATATTACATTTATCTCTAAAAAATCTATTCTATAATTTTTTATTTTTATATAATTCTTATAATTATTCTTATAATGATTCTTATAAATGATTCTTATAAATGATTCTTATATAATTCTTATAATTATTCTTATAATGATTCTTATATAATTCTTATAATTATTCTTATAATGATTCTTATAATGATTCTTATATA